TGACGGAATGTAGGAAATATTGCTGCTAATTGTACCAAACAAGGTTGCACCCCACAATTACAATGTCAAGCTTTTTCAAAACAAATAACGCAAAGGAAGGTTCGGAAAATCCCCCTTTTAAAACCCAAGAAAGATTTGTCCCCCCCGATTCTACAAATTTGGGCAGTCATGAGGATCTGCCTTCGAAAACAAAACCTCAAAAACCCAAAGGATTATTTGATCGTATCATAGATAAGGGTACTGACAATGTCGGTAACTCTATCAAAGATGCGGTCCAAAGTATCCGTGAAGATATCCGAAGGGAAGTCGATGAACTCAAGAAAGATCTTGATCAGAAAATTGAGAATATCGAAAAAGGCCCTACCATGTCTTCTATCCGGGAATCATCTGAAACGTTCAAAGAAACGCTCAATGATACCCGAAACACCCTTAAAACCGCTGAAACCAAATTTGCTTCAGTGGTTAGCACAGTCAGAGAGACGTTGACAAGTATGACATCCCAACATTCAAATACTAAGTTGGGTATTGCCATAGTCCACGTTTTAGCCCAGATGATCGGAGCCGCTTTTATTTGTTACAAAGTAAAAACCCGATCTGTCAGAGCTGTTGCCGTCTCGATGGCTGTTTCTGCGTTGTCAGCCCACGTGGCAACGCAACTTGCCGACACGATAGAAATCTATCTTCTTTCTGCTTTTGAAGCACTTTTGACGATTTTCTCAGTAGCTAAAGACAAAGCTGCCGAGAAAATGGTGGATGGAAGAAAAGAATTTCTTGCCACAATGTCGGAACCTTCTGAAATACCCGAATATGATTCTGATGTTCGGGTTACTTCAGGAGAAGAAGCTGATCCCACTGGCTTCTTGAAAAACGGAACCAAATCGCTTTTCCTTGTATTCGCCTCTTTATTAGGCGCTAAAGTTGACCCTGAAAAAATAGACTTTGGCGATATAAAAAAGAGTGCCGGATTCACACGCGATTTGAAAGGTATGGCTGGTTTTCTCACATCAGTGATGGGCATGGCCCGCACAGCTGTTGATGGAATCTCAGAGGCCGTTACCGGAGTGCCCGTTCTCAATCGGGCAAACAAAGAAGTTGTTGAAGAAGCG